CAGATGAAGTACGTAAACTGCGCATCGTATCTAGCCGTAACTGTCCACCAACAGAGACTCCTATCACATGGAACTGGGAGACTGGTTGCTTTCATGACGAGGAAGAGATGACTAAGTGCCAGTTCTGTATGAAATACATGACTAGCCGCTGATGGATATAGAGAAGGTTCTTTTAAACCTAGACATCACAATGGTTGCCCAGCGAGGCGCCGAGATCAATGGCCTATGCCCTAAACACAAAGAGCGCACAGGCAAAGAAGATCACAACCCATCATGGTGGATTAACTCCAACACAGGTGCTCACATCTGTTTCTCCTGTGGATACAAGGGAAACATCAACTCCTTGGTTATGGATGTCAAGGGCTGTGACTACTTTGAGATGCAGGACTTCCTCAAGGAGAAGTCAGAATTACCTCTAGATGTCCTCATGAAACGGTTAAAAGATTTGCCTCAGTACATTGCCCCAGAAGAACCCATCGGTATGTCAGAAGCCCGCCTAGCGGTCTTTACTGATGTTCCAGATAAAGAACTCAAGAAGCGATTCCTAACCAGAGAAGCCGCAGATGCTCATGGAGTTGTCTGGGATTCAAAGAACAACGCATGGATTCTACCTATCAGAGAGCCGAATGACTTCACTCTCTGGGGATGGCAGGAGAAGGGTGCAGCAGGAAGATTTTTTAGGAACTATCCATCAGGCGTAAAGAAATCAAAGACAGTCTTTGGTGTGCATATCCTCTCTGACTCTGCACCTCTATGGGTTGTCGAGTCTCCACTAGATGCAGTGCGCTTGACTGGCCTTGGGTACAACGCCATCGCCACATACGGAGCCATCATCAGCGAAGAGCAGGGCAAGTTAATGCGCAGAGCAACTCAGTTGATCTCTGCCTTTGACAATGACCAAGCAGGAAAGAAGGCATCAGAACAGATGCTGGGATTCTCTCGCAAGTATGGGTTTGATCTTAGGTACTTTAACTACGCTGGCATTGATGTTAAAGATGTCGGAGACATGACAGAGAAGCAGATCGAGCGTGGACTAGAGACTGCCAAACATATGATCTATGGCAAGGAAGCATACGCATGACACTAGATGCACGCGGAGTTCCTACACATGCATGCCCTAACTGTGGGCATCTTGTACTAAAGATCAGAGCAATGTTTGAGGACTACGACATAGCAATGTGGTTTCTTGATGCAGAGTGTGATGACTGCGGCACCCTACTGACTGCCCCCACCCCCGTAGATAACCCTGAGAAACATGTCTTTTAAAAAATCTTTGAAACCATATCAAGTCGAGGCAGTAGCCAAGATGGTTGATCGCAAGAAGATGTTAGTAGCCTATGAGATGGGTCTTGGAAAGACCGCCATGTCTATCGCTGCTTTAGAAGGTATGCGTGACACACAGGACTTAGATGGACCGATACTTGTCATCTGTTTATCAAGTTTGAAATACCAATGGCAGAAAGAAATCGTCAAGTTCTCTGACTCAACATCCACAGTCGTAGATGGCAGCAAAACAAAGCGCACTACACAATGGGCAGAGTCTACGGACTACATCATCTGTAACTATGAAGCGGTAGTCAACGACTGGGAGATCATTAAGGATATTCAGTGGGGTGCAGTCGTGTGCGATGAAGCCACCGCTATAAAAGGCTTCCGTTCCCAAAGGGCCAAGAAGGTCAAACAACTCTCAAAGGATGTAAAGGTTAGGTTTGCGCTGACTGGTACACCTATTGAGAACGGACGCCCAGAAGAACTGTACTCGATTATGCAGTTTGTTGATCCTAATCTCCTTGGAAGATTTGATTTATTTGATCAGACGTTTATCGTGCGCAATCACTTCGGTGGTGTACAACGCTATAGAAACCTGCCTTTGTTTCACGAAAAAGTAAAACAGGCTTCAGTAAGAAAGACACAGACAGACGAAGACGTTGCACCATATCTACCAGATACTATTTACAGAGACCCGATCGTCGTTTCATTTGATGCTGACAATAAAAAACTCTACAAGTATATTGCCGAAGAACTTTGCAACGAATTGATAGAGGCACAGCAACTACTGGGTTCTGGGTTCTCATTGACGGCGCACTACGGTCATGAGAGCAAGCAGAGTGGACCAGCAGATGCAATGCGTGGGTCTATCATGAGCAAGATTACCGCGCTAAGAATGCTTTGCGATCATCCTGAGTTACTCTTTGATAGCGCCCAAAAGTTTGAAGAACAAAATGGTGAAGGAAGCGCATACGCATACAGTCTTAAAGATCGAGATCTTTTACTCTCTAGAAAATCGCATAAGTTAAATGCACTTAAGACCTATGTAGAAGATCACCTAGACACTGACCCAGATGCCAAGGTAGTTATCTTTACTTCATATGTGGGAATGCTCAAGAAGATCCAGGATCTAGTAGGAGGAACTCTCTATACAGGGTCTATGGATGCCAAAGAGAAAGAGGCTAGTAAGGAGAAGTTCCTTACTGATCCCGCGTGTCGCGTGTTTATTTCCTCAGATGCTGGTGGCTATGGTGTAGATTTGCCGAACGCTAACCTGCTGATTAATTATGATCTTCCTTGGAGTGCTGGACTATCCGTTCAGAGAAATGGCAGAATCAAGAGAGCCTCTAGCAGATGGCCTACTGTGATCATTCAAGACATGATCATGGAAAACTCCATAGAAGAACGTCAGCACGATATGCTTCAGCAAAAGAATGCCGTAGCAGAGGCCGTGTTAGATGGGTCAGGCATTAACTCCAAAGGCGGAGTTGACATGACGGTAGGAAGTTTGATAAATTTCCTTACCAACAAAAAATCATAGGGAATAAGGGGAGCACCATGGCGAGAGTACAGCCAACACAACCAAGAACTGCATCAGAAGATGACCTGCTTAGTCAGGCAAAGGAATATGCTTTCTCTAAGAAGCAGATTGAGTACTTTGAAGCAAAAGTAAAGACTCTGCGAGACAAGTTGTTTACACAGATTGAAGAACTAGGTGAAGTAGATACTGAGGGCCACATCATTCTGGATCTTCCAGAAGAGATTGATGGCATTAAAGGGTTTAAGAAGCAACGCCGCGTACAGCGTAAAGTCAACGAAGCAAAGTGTGAAGAGATTATTCAGGCTAAGAACTTAGGTGACGAGTTGTACAAGACTATCCGCGTTATTGACGAGGATAAGTTGATGGCTGCGTTGTACAGTGATCAACTCACAGAAGAAGAAGTTGAAGAGATGTACCCACAACAAATAACATGGGCACTCACAATGGATAAGGGATAAGATAACGGTATGCGCAACGACGAGGAGATCGATGCAATCTTTTCTGATCTTGAGTATCTTCCTGGTTCAAAGCGCAAGCGTCGTGATTTAGATCCAAAGGTTTCTCGCCGTAAAAGCGGTGAGACTAATGGTTGGGATGCAAACCCAATCATTAAAACACTCGGTGGTAAAGAGACAGAAGTATTCACTATCGGTGCGTTAGCGCAAGCGTTAGAGAAAACAATTGTTACCATCAGGATGTGGGAGCGCAAAGGGTATATCCCACGTGCCCCGTATCGACTACGGTCTAAGACCTTAAACGGTCAAAAGACTGGAGGAAATCGGGTTTATACTCGCGCCCTCATCGAGTCCGCTATTGAGGAATTCTCAAAGCGTGGCTTACTTGGTTCTGCTCGTGTTGAGTGGAATCAGTTCGATGACCTAACAGAGGCTTTAATACAGCGCTGGAAGGAAATCATATCAACCGAGAGCCAGACTTAGGCAACGTCTATGTACAACCGCCTCTGCCGTGCCTCACTACAGAAAGAAAACTAATGCCTATCACACAACCAACCGTTGCTGCTGATGCGTATAGCGATGCTCTTGATCCAGATCAAGAAGACGCTACACCAAAAGTAGGAACCACAGTCCAGTCTGGTATGAGCGCTCTTGAAGCACTCTTAAAGCCAGAGTCATCTAACGAGTATCCAACGGACTTTAAGTTCACCCCAGAGGCGCAACTTATTAAGTTCCTTAGCGATGAGCCATTTGCAGTTTACGAGCAGCATTGGATTGAGCGCCCAAAGGGTCGCAAGTCTTTTGTTTGCACAGCAAACTCTGAAGGTGGCTGCCCCCTCTGCGACATTCTAGGAGATAAGCCACGCGGCAAGTTCGCATGGAACGTCCTAGTTCTTAGCGGAGATTCACAAACAGTTCAGGTGTTTACAGCACCTCCTGTTCTTGCCCGTCAAATTGTTGCTGCTCACAAAGATGAGCGCAAAGGACCTCTTTCAAAAGAGTTCTGGGAAGTTTCTCGCATGGGTATGGGACCAACGACACAGTACAGCCTTAACTATGTCCGTGGTCGCGACCTTGCTGAGGAGTGGAAGTTAGACCTTGATCAGGTCAACGCTCTTGTAGCAAATGCTGTGCCATACACAGCCGCTCAAGTAGTTCGCGAATCCCCTCGCTCCGAACTTCTTGAAGTCGCTCGCTCCGTAGAGTAACTTCCAATCATAGAAGAGAGCCAGCCCCTATCACTGGCTCTCTTCTTCTACTTTAAGAGGGATAAATGAATATCATTACAACAAAAGAACAACTAGAAGATCTTGTTGAGTATTACTTAACTCAACCCAGTTTTGCCTTTGATGTGGAAACAGTTGGAGAAAACCGTATCCAACCTGTTGTCAACGATGTACTGTGGATTTCACTAGCAACAGAAGGCCGTGTTGATGTTATTCCTATGGGTCACCCTAATGGTGAGTTCATTCGCTGGGATAAAGACATGTTAAAAGGTGGGCTTGCTAAATTAGCCAAGGGAAAGCCAGTAACAGACGCAGATTACTCAAAGAATAAAGCAAACTGGAGACCAGTATTTGGTCCAGCCCCTAAGCAATTACTTCCTGGAGATGTATTCAAAGCATTAAAGCCACTCTTCTTTAGCGATAAGTTGAAGATCGGTCACAACGTTAAGTTCGATCTTAAGTCCATCGCTAAGTACTACCGAGGCGTAGTTCCTAGTAAGCCATTCTTTGATACCTTGATGGCGTCATTCATCATCGACAACCGAAACCGCTTAGGACTTGGTCTTGCAGACTGCTCCAAGCGTGAGTTGGGAATCATCGTTGAGAAGGGCGTAGGCGCACAGGTAGAAGTCCACTCCTTTGAAGATGTCGCAAAGTACTCAGGCATCGATGCCGATGTGACGTGGCAGTTATACAAGACATTAGAGCCTCGCCTTGAGGGAAGTCTGCAGGCGGTATGGAAGTTAGAGATGGATGTCATTGCGGCTCTCTGCGACATGGAGTTATCAGGAGCAACCATTGACACAGAGCAGTTGACCTCTCTTAAGAAGCGCATTGATAAGGATCTAGACAACGCCAAGGCTCGTGCGTGGAAGATCACAGGAGAAGCGTTCTCGCTCAACTCCATACCAGAGAAGCAGAAGATGTTATTCAGCCCAAAGAGTGAGGGTGGGCGTGGTCTCAAGCCTAATACTCGGTTAAAGATTGCCCTGACCCCTAAGGGATTTATCCAGAAGAACTCTGGACAACCACTAGGTATCCAGCACTTCTCCGTATCTTCTGATGCCCTAGAACTGTTCAGAGGCACTGATGATCTCGTAGATGCGTTGCTGGACTATCAGGATCTCAACAAACTGATGACCACATACGTGATGCCGTACCTTGGTGGAGACATCACCCGTACCAACATGGGTAAGTCAAAGATCTTGAAGAAGGACAGTCTCCTTGTAAAGGGGAAGGTTCATACCAACTTCAAACCTCATGGCGCAGAGACTGGTCGATTCTCCAGCAGCGAACCAAACCTACAGAACATCCCAAGCGGTGGTGAGTACGGCAAACTGATTCGTAACTTGTTCATCGCACCTGAGGGTTACAAGTTAGTTGTGGCTGACTACTCGCAGATCGAACCACGCATCATTGCAGCATTCTCTAACGACCCAATCATGATGAAGAACTACCTAGAAGATGGAGATATTTACACCACCATCGGTGACACTGTTGGACTGAATCGTAAAGCGGGTAAGGTCTTGGTATTGGCTATGTCCTACGGCGTTGGACCTGACAAGATCGCTGAACAACTAGGTCTGTCATTGAAAGAAGCCAAGGATCTTCTAGAAGACTTCACAGGTAGATTTCACGACATCGCCAAGTACAAGGCAAAGGTTATTCGTTTGGCAGAGAACAAGCGCCCAACTCCTTATGTAGAGACTCTCCTAGGACGGCGTCGTTATCTCCCAGAACTACGGAGTAGCGAGAAAGGCTTACGAGCAAGAGCAGAACGTCAGGCATTTAACACAGTAATCCAGGGATCTGCTGCAGATGTCATGAAATTAGCGATTGTAAGGGCGCATTCGTGCTTTTTGGATGAGCCAGAGGTGAACGTTCTCTTGACTGTGCACGATGAATTAGTTACTGTTACGCCAGAACATCTTGCTGATGAGGTAGCGGAAGCAATCCGCGTGTCGATGGAGGGAATCTCCTTCCCACAGATTACAGTTCCTCTTATTGCAGATGTAAAGATCGTTAACAAGTGGGGAGAAGCCAAGTGAGTGATTTTTGGGCCAAGAAGTTAGGCACTCAGATACAGCAACCTGCAACTCAAGCACGTCCAGAGAACATGCCTGTTGCACCATCGCAGATGCCTATGCAGCAGATGCCACAACCAGCGCAGCAACCAGCACTACGCCTTCCAAGTTCCACACAGACAGGATCATGTCCAGACTGTGGTTCGGCTAATTACATGTCAGTGCAGGGAGCAAAGGCTCGATGCATGGACTGCGGTTATCCAGTAGAGCAATCAGGAAGTAAGTACGGATCATTGGCTGGAGCGCACATTGAAGGCTCGGCTAAAGAAGCACGCGGCAACGACACCACCAACAACTACAACCCACAGAACATCATCGGAAGAGTGAATTAATGAATGACGAAGCAAAGAAGGTTATGGCTCTCCTTAATAAAAAATTTGGAGACAATGTTGTTGTTGTGGCTAGTGACATTCGTTCTGATCTTATTCCTCGCATTACTTCTGGGTCTACGACTTTGGATTACGTTTTGGGTGGCGGTTTCCCTGGTAATCAGTGGAATGAACTTATTGGCGAACCTTCTCACGGAAAAACTGCGCTTGCTCTTAAGACGATTGCTGCAAATCAAGCACTAGATCCAGAGCACACAACTGTATGGGTTGCCGCAGAGCAGTGGGTGCCTGAGTACGCAGAGATGTGTGGCGTGGATACCTCTCGCGTTATTGTGATTGAGACTTCCATAATGGAAGAGGCCTATCAAGCAGTCATCAACTTTGCTGAGTCGAAGTCCATTGATGCGATCGTTATTGATTCACTGCCAGCCCTTTCCCCTGCCCCTGAAATGGAGAAAGACATGTCAGAGGCTACAGTTGGTCGTGGAGCACTCCTTACCAATAAATTCTTTAGAGTTGTCGGGACAGCAATGAAGCGATCGCTTACGGAAGATGAGCGTCCAGTTCTTGGCTTGATCATCAACCAGTATCGTATGAAGATCGGAGTAATGCATGGAGACCCGCGTACAACTCCAGGGGGAGAGGGTAAGAACTACGCGTTCTTCACTCGTTGTGAAGTTAAAAGAGACGAATGGATTGAAGTTGGTTCAGGTAACAATAAGGTTCGAGTGGGTCAGCGAATTAAGGTACGGACACTTAAGAATAAGACTGCACCACCACAGCGCGTCGCTTACTTCGACTTCTACTTTGCCGAAGGAGGAGATTGCGCACCAGGTGAGTTTGACTTTGCCAAAGAAGTTGCTTCTCTTGCAGTCGTAAAAGAGATCATCACTCGTAAGGGTGGTTGGTACTACTACGGCGATCGCAAGTGGCAAGGCATCGAGCCAGTCATTGCAAGCATTCGTGAAGAAGTAGACTTCAAGGAAGAGATCCAGAAGAAAGTATTTGAAACATCAGACCTACCTATGGGAGAAGCAGACGATGAGTAATCGTGAGTTCAACATCAACGATCAGGACTGGGCTCATGAACTTGAGAAGGGCGTAGAGGAATACACCGACATGCTCTTTGAAGCCATGTGGGAAAGTTCTGATGACGAGATCACAGAGACAAAGTCGGGAGAACCGTTCTGTGGTTGCTCCCAATGTTTCTGGAGAGAAGCACTCTTCTTCATTGTCCCCAAGTTGTTGCGGGGCTATGAGGAAGGTAAGATTGAACTTGAAGACTGAGGGACAAAAGCAATCACTAAAGCATGAAAAGAGATTAGCCAAAGCCATTGGCGGTACTCGTAATGCTGGATCAGGATCGTTCTGGTCAAGAAAAGGCGATGTCAGATCTGAGGATCTGCTTATCGAGCACAAGTACACAGGGAAGAAAACCTACACACTTAAAGCGGTTGACTTAGAAAAGAATGTAACCCATGCAATCTTGGAGAGTCGCACGCCAGTCTTCGGCCTCAGTCTGAATGATAAGAACTACGTCATTCTTACCGAAGATGACTACTTAGAACTTCGGGAGAATCTTAGGAACAATGATTGATGACGAGACACCGTGGTGGGCAAACGCCCGTTGCCATGGAGCCGCACCTAAATCACAAGACGAAGAAGACATTTTCTATCCACCACGAGACAAACAAAAGTACAAAGAGATTGCTGCAAAAGCAAAGGTCTATTGTTTTGGAGAGACAGGGAAGAATCCATGCCCTGTTAGACTCGACTGTCTGTGGGATGCAGTAGGTAGGTCAGAGCCTCACGGTATCTGGGGTGGACTCAGTCACCGTGAACGTAACGCCCTGGAACGTAAGTACAAGAAAGATAAGAAGTCGCGTAAAACTACGCTGACTCTCAAGGAATACATATTCGCTCAAGAAAGATAGGCTCATGGCATCAGAACTCGATAAGTTTTTAAACGCTAAGAAAGTACCTACACGTCTTCTTGGCGATGTTGAGCGGTTCTTACTGCGACGTGAGCCAGAGCCACGTTCAACCACAGTGTTCCATCCCTCAGAAATTATCAAGCACGACTTCTGTCACCGATACTCCTACCATCTCATGACTGGTGGAGAAAAGGCCACAGAAAAGCCATCACTTAGATTGCAGAACGTCTTTGACGAAGGACACTACATCCACGCCAAATGGCAGAAACGATTCCAGGAGATGGGCATTCTGTATGGCGAGTTCAAATGCGTATCCTGCGGAACAGTGACCACTGCAGTATCTCCAGAGTGTGATGAGTGCGGGACCGCCAAGACTATGGAGTACCAAGAGGTAACCCTAAAAGACGATGAACTCCGCATCAAAGGCCACACCGATGGCTGGATCAAAGGCCTTGGAGATGACTGCCTTATCGAGATCAAGTCAGTAGGTGCAGGCACCTTTAGATTTGAAGCCCCAGATCTTCTTCTAGATGCCGATAACGATGCAGCAAAAGCATTCAAGAATATCCGTAGACCATTCCGTAGCCACCTATTGCAAGGACAGATGTACCTAGAGTTGGCTCATCGTATGTTTGGCAAAGAGGCCCCACAAGAAATCGTATTCTTGTATGAGTTCAAGGCTGATCAATCCTACAAAGAGTTCACAGTCAGGGCTGACTACGATGTAGTTGAGCCTATCTTCAATAAGGTACGAAAGATTCTCAAGTACATAGAGGACAAGACTATGCCAGACTGCAACGTAGATCCAAAGAATGGGTGTAAAGCATGCAACTCGATCCCGTCCTAAGCAAGAGCGTAGATTTTCCAAAGCCTGCCTACAATCAAGCAGTACTACCACCAGATATCACCGCCCTAAGCAGTGAACAACTGGCTGAGATGTTCACCGTCCTGACAGGTTGGGCAGATTATATGTCCTCACAGTTGGCTCAGGCTCAGATTGCCGAGAAAAAGGCTACAAGGGCTGTGGAGTACGCAGAAAGCATGATGCTCATCACCAAGACGCAAACATCCCCTAAAGGAACCACGGTCACGCTCATTAAAGCCATGATTGATACCGACCCAGAGATCAACCAGTTGCGGGATGACTATGATGAGAAGTATGCTTATCGTAAATTACTGGAGATGATGCTGGGTAACCAGGAGCGGGATATCACTCTGGTTTCGAGGGAAATAACTCGGAGAACATCCGAGAGAATGAGGCGAGATTTATGAAAAAAGTACTACTAGCATCAGCATTGGTTCTTGGCTTAATAAGCCCAGCACACGCTGACACAACACAAGCAATCGCAGTTATTGATTCGGGGATCAATACATCTCAAGTAACACACATTGTTGATGAAGTGTGCATTCTTGAAAACGGTTTTTGCCCAAATAACCAGAAGTTCATGGATGGAATTGGCGCAGCCAATACAGGCAACACTGCAACAAATGCCAACCTAGTTCATGGAGATGAAATGATCTCCATCATTCAAAAGGTAAACCCATCAGCAAATATCATCCCTATTCGTATTATCGGACTTGTTAGCCCTAATGTTCCATACCTCTACACAAACAACGCTGTAAAGATGGCACTTGATTGGGTGGTTGCAAACCACACTAAGTACAACATTACTGTTGTCAACATTTCACAAGGCGGGTTGTTTGCTGGCTGTCAGGTTCCTGCTGGAACAGCAGCAGATGTAGCAGCACTCAAGGCTGCAAACGTTGCCGTCATTGCTGCAACAGGCAACAACTCAAACCGTACAGCGATGAACTCAATCGCATGTTTGCCTGACGTAGTCTCTGTAGGAGCAACCGACAACCCAGATCCAGGTTCATCAGGTAAGCCATATGACATCAATGCAAAACCAACTATTGCTAATTACAGCAACGGTAACTCTGCAACTAGTTTCTACTTAAATGCTCGTTGGTATGTAAAAGAGCCAACAGGTATTACAAAGTTTATGGTAGGAACATCAAACGCAACTGCAGCAATGTCAGCGTGGTGGGCTTTAAATAATCAAGGAACTTTTGCATCTACGTATGCATGGATGATTTCCAAATCAATTCCTACTAGCAATTCGTTTTTATCAGGTAGGTATATTTCCTTACCATGATCATTGGATTAAGCGGTTACGCACAATCTGGTAAAGATACAGTTGCAAATATACTTGTATCTAAGTATGAATTTGAGCGGGTGGCGTTTGCAGACGCCATTCGTTCTATTCTTTGGGAAATGAATCCGATCGTTAAAGACAGTGGGTTTACACTTCAAGGAGTAGTGAACGCATACGGGTGGGATAAAGCCAAAGTCATGTTTCCTGAAATTCGTAGGTTGCTTCAAGAATTGGGCGTAAGTTCCAGAGCATCACTTGATGAAGACGTATGGGTCAATGCGGTTTTGCGCAAAGTCAATGACAAAACTAAAAAGTATGTTATTTCAGATGTTCGGTTTGAAAACGAAGCATCAATTGTCAAACAAATGAACGGACAACTTTGGAGAATTAAACGCACAGGAGTTGAGGCAGTTAATTCCCATGTATCTGAGTTTAGTATGGATGGGTACAAAGTAGATCAGATTTTGCACAACGGGGGAACCATAGAAGAACTAGAGTTACTAGTTCAACAACGAATGGATGCCCTACTTGCCAACAAAACTGATTGAAGGTAACCCAATACCTAGAGACTCAAAAGTTTCTATTGGAATTGATCAATCGTTAACTGGATTTGCATTAACAATCCTAGATACGACCACACCAACTAACTACCTCACATGGGTATACAAGTCACCGTACTTTGGCATTGAGCGGTTATCAGACATCCGCGAATGGTTGACAGACAATCTTGGGTATGCAGAAGATCACTGGGATGTTGAAGACATTGCCATGGAAGGCACAGTCCTAGCGAGCCAGGCCGCCCTAGTTCTAGGGGAATTATCGGCCACTGTAAGACTAGCCATATACGATTTCTTTCCAGATGAAGACCCAAGAAGATTCCCACTCAAAGTACCACCAATGACATTGAAGAAGTACGCAGCAGGTAAAGGCAACGCTAAAAAGCAGGAAATGTTGCTGCAGATCTATAAACGGTGGGGTATTGAGTTCAATGATGACAACGCCGCAGACTCCTACGCCCTAGCAAGGCTTGTTGGAAAATTTTCAATTGATGCCGTCGAAAAGGCAGTAGTCGAACAAATGGAAGACCCCAAGTATAGGGACCAACCTAGGCTGTAGATATGTACCCTTTATGCAGGGATGGCGCACTAACTCGACATAAAGGACTACAAATTGACTACACCACCAACACCACCTTCAGGTGAAGACTTTCTAAAAGTAAGCGCTAGTTCCAATCCCCAGAGCGTTGCATCAGCCATCGCCCACGCATGCTACGACAAGCGCGAAGTAAAACTGCGTGCAGTAGGCGCTGGAGCGGTAAATCAGGCAGTAAAGGCGATCGCTATCGCCCGTGGCTACGTTGCCCCTCGTGGCATGGACCTCACAGACAAGCCAGGATTTACCACCATCGACTCTCGTGATGGGGCAATTTCTGCCATCGTATTTCACATTACAGCGTCGTAAAACCGCCGTATCATAGACTCAAACTAAGGAGTCAATATGCCATCTTGGACATCATTAGGACACGCGATGCGCCGCCGCATGGGTGCTCCTTCATCCCATCTCGAAGCGACAGGTGCCTCAATGAAATCTACCTCACTAACCCCAGAGCAAGTGATTGCTTCAGCAGCACACGCTAAGTCACCACGCCGCTACATGGGCATGGATGCAAACAACTTTGAAAACGTTTCTGCACAGCCAGGCAACACGATCTCACGCCCACGTAAGAACACGCAGGCAGCAGATCCAACCGCTGGTGGCAAGGCTAACCGCAAGAACAAACTTGCTGGTTCAGCAGCGCAGTCAGAGCGCATGGGCGCTCGCTACGAAATTGGCGCAAAGTTCCCAGCAGTTCATTCAATCGAAGCCTCTGCAACAATGCGTAATGCAAAGACCATCCCATCAGTCATGGGACGTCAAGCACCAGACTTCAACGCAGCAATGGGTGAGTCTTACTAAAATGTTATCAATGTCCGAGTTTGGTGACAACAACAAGACTGGACAGATGTTTCAGCAACACACTGAAACACCTCCACCACTCTCGTTAAGTTCGGCAACCAACACAAGTAGCGCAGCAGCCACCGCGTGGTCTAACCGCTCATTGGGACAAGGACGCACACTTCCGTATTCATCAAAGACTGCAGGAACTGTTTACAAGTTTGAAGATAATCAGTCTTCACTTCCAGCCATCAAGGAGTAACCATGCCACTTAGCGACGAAGAGTTTGCTGCTCACGTCAATAAGCCAGAGTCAGAGGGTGGTACTGGCGGTGGCTCTGTTGGGTACTTTGACCGTGAACCTGTAACAGGTCGTGGGTTTATGACTGCAGCAGTCCCTATTGCAGAACACACAAAGAAGCGTGGCGCTCTCACAGGTAAGAACATCAGTACCTATCGCGCTAAATGGGCAAAGGAAGCAGCAAAAGTCCCAGCACGCACAGGACTAGCACCTGTCCATGGTGCATGGGGCAAAACTCAAGACATCTCTGTACAAGCACCAACACCTAACGCAGCAAAGGCGATGGGCACATCTGAGGGCGAGATGGAGTCATACGCACTGCCTCACACACCTGTAAATCGCAAGGGTGCAACCGTTGGTCCAGGTGGAGGCGCAGTACTCCTTCACATGGGACAGTTCGGTAAAGAGAGCGCAAACGAAAACTATCGTCCTGGAGCCCTCGACATGAAGGACGGCAAGGGCGGACTTACAAAGTACGAGTACCAAAATAAAGACTGGAATGTCGTTGGTGGAATGATGCGTGACCCTGAGACAGGGGAGCAGAAGCCACACACTTTGGGTGATGTCCTCAAGACTATTAACACAAATCGTGCCCTAAGACAGCGCAAAGCGATCGGTCGTGAGTAATGGAGACCAAAACCTGCACATCCTGTGAGCAGGATTTAC